TGGCCTGTCCGTAAGTCGGAGCAATGTAGGCAAATCTTGGGTCTGGCTTGTCGCATTGCAAGGAGGCGTGGATGAGCTGGTTAAGCGCAGCCACAGTCTTTCCCATCCGGCGGTGAGCCACAACCACAACAAAGCGGTGACTCTCCACGGCATCGTGAATCTGTCTTTGCTCTGCCCTTGGCTTGTATCCGGTCTCAATTACTGCTTCGGTCATATTCCCGTGACCACCTTAATGGTCAGCGGGCCGTTCTCTGCGCCAGTTACTTCTGTTCTCGCTAGTTTAGGGATGTGGTACTCAATCGCCTTTAGGTAGATGTCGCACGCCTTTTCTGGACTCTCCTTGGCGACCTTTGTGAGCCACTCAGCGAAGTTCTCTGCGTTGTCCTCAGCCATCCTAGCAATGGCCTCTCTGACCGCCGCTGTGGACTTGTTAGGCGTTCCTGGCGGCCTTCCCTTGCCAGCGTTAGGCGGGAGCTTGCGTTCTGTAATTTCACCTACTTTACTGATTTCCATGTCCGAATCCTTAGTGGTTGTTCGGTATAACTGTGGTAATTATACAACTATTCTTCTTCGCTGCCTAGCAGTCCTAGTGCGGGGCTAAATGGAGCCATACCCCTGAGAATGTTTTTGCTTTCTTTAGAGAATGTACCCACATTGCCTGTCGCAGACTTAACTTGGTTTTCTTCAAACGGAATCCAAACTGTGTGAGGCGTACCGCCAGACTTGCCTCCAATGTCCTTAATTCCATCAAATCCTTCTGCTTTTAGGGTATTCGAGACCCAATCTGGAATAGATGTCCAAACCATTGATGACTTGCCAGCCGCCATATCTTCTTTAAGTTGCTCAATCCATTGTTGCGGGTCTCGCCTTCTTTTGTCCCATTGGTCTGAGCCGCCGCCACTTGGCTTTCTTTGTTTCTTGGCGTTGTATTCCAATGCGTATAAGGTTCTTTCGTCAATGTTTGACGTATCCAATGGGTTTTTGATGTCCAAATAGGTTGGGTAAACCGCTGGATAGGTTGAAGTTGGGAAATCTTGCTCAAAACCTTTTACACCAATTGCTTTTAATACATCGCTAAATTGTTCTTCCCTACCAAATAAAGTACCGCTTTCAAGCCACAATTTGTTAGCCAATTTCAATGGATTACCACCGGCTTCTCTTGGGTCTTTAAGCATAAAATCGAATGTTTGGTCACTGACTAACCCTTCTCCAATGACTATATTCCCTTGCTCGTCTTGCCCGACCCTACGCAACTTGTCCAATACATCTTGCTTCTCTTGTTGGGACATTCTTGCCCCAACTTGGTCAAGATTTAATGTAGACCTACCTTCTTTTTTCTTAAACCAACTAGAGTAATTTGTATCTTCATATGCAAGGCTAGTGTCTTGTTTGCCTTTTGCATAGCTACTAGCAAGCTCTGGATTGTCTGTAAAAAACGCCATAGGCCCAGACGTAGCCCTACTTTTTCTGAACTGAGTTCCAATTCTGTCTGGACGCTGTGTCCCGTGATACACAACTAGTGGAGAACCATCTTGGTTTACGACTTTTGAGGCAACTTCTGGGTTTGCCTGCCAATCCCCAAACCAATTTTTGAAATTTTGTGATTCAACAGCAGGAACTTGCGTTTCTAACAGGTTTTGGGTTTTAGGTGCTACGGCTTGCATAAACGGCATAGCGGTCTCTTGTAAGACCTGTGGAGCCGTTGCCTGTGGGTTGCCTGTAATCTGCCTTACGAGTGCGTCTGCCGCCCTGTTAGCCTGTTCTGTGGTGATGTCGCCTACCCTGCCAACAGCTCTCGCGCCAGCCATCGGGTTTATAAGTCCAGCCATCACCCTGCCAATGGTCTCTGGGGCAGAGCCAGTTGGTTGTTGCGATAGACCTAGCCTAGTTGCTGCGTCTATAAGTTGTGCGCTACCGCCAAATGGTCTATCGGTAGAAATGTAATTTTGGTCTGTGCCACGGATTTGGTTTACAAGGTAGTCAATCCCTTGCAACGGCAGGTTTCCAATGTCGGAGGCAGCCCCAGCCAAGTCCATTGGCAAATAAGAAACGCCGCGACCAAAGTCACGGAGGCTTCTGCCTACGCCGGATAAGACCGCCGGAAAGTCCTGCGTGTCCTGTGGGAGGGTGGGATAGAACATCCCATCATACGGGTACGCCACTTACAGTCCTAGTTTTGCGCGAATACGGCTGACGAGTAATTTAATGTCTGACCACAGGGCTTGTAACTTATCCATATCAATCCTTCTTGAGTATGACTTGCAGGGCATCTACGGCACGAGGGGTACGCAAGACAGTTTCTTTTGAAATCTTGTTTTCTAATAATTCGTGTCCTAAGTCTGAGAGTTCAAACCCCATCTGCGTGCAGGTGAACTTCTCCTCCCAGTTTAGATACCAATGCCAATCTGTGTAATATAAGAATGAGTTTTCGTTAAACGCTCTTACATGAGTCGGGTCTTGCCACGCCCCTAGACTTAGGTCGTATGGCACATGGATGTGCATCTCGCCTCCCCGCTTTAGCAGGTGTAGGCAGTTAGTCATAGCTTTTACTAGGTCTGGGATGTGTTCCAAGACATCGTTGGCGATAATCTCGGTAAACATTCCCTTTTCTACGGGGAACTTACCCAAGCGGGTGTCTATCACCTCTCCCCACGGGACTTGTGTAATGTCTAGCACCCAATCGGGCTTCTTCTGCGGCTGAATGTCAGCGTTTATGCAGTCCTTGCGCCAATCTTTGCCTGACCCAAGGTTAAGTTTTACGGTAGACAACTATGAAATCCCCCCAATGGTTGTCTAGTAACTTTGTGTACTCGACGACGCAATTATAACCGTTGCGCTTTGCCCACTTGAGTAAGGCTTTGGCTGCGTCTGGGTAGAATCTCCAACAATCCTGTGGGAAGGCGTGGTACTCGCCTCTGGACGGGGCGTTCAGGTAGAACAACCCACCAGGCTTTAGGATTCTCACGCCCTCTAAGAAGGTTAGCCAGAACATCTCTGCGTGTTCAAAGCAGCTACTTGTCACGACAATGTCCGTACAGCCGTCAGGTAGGGGGAACTTGTACTCGTCTTCTAGGACTATATCCACACCGTTAGCAGGGGAATAGTCTATGCCCGTATAGGAATAATGCTTGGGGCATACGTCTCGGAGCGAACCGTTGACAATCTGCGACCCTATCTCGACCACAGAGGCAGTCTCTAACGGGAAGCGGTCAAAGAACCTGTTTGCTTCCTCTAGTGCGCTTGCGTGCATTACTTGGGCTTATATCTCTCTTTTAGCCTTGTGCCGAGCGACTTGAGGTTTTGGAGGTCGGCTTGGTTTTGCGGGACTTTGGCTGCCCAGCGTTTGAACTGGAGCGCGGCTGGCGTGGCTCTGCCTTTTTCGTCTTTAAGAGGGTGACCTGCGCTGAGAGCTTGGGCTGCTTTGCGGTAGATGAACTTGGCGCGGTCGTACTTGTCGCCTGTTGAGGCTCCTTTGAGCGACCTAACAGGTGCGCGAACATCTCCACCAGACCGATTATGTTCGGCCATTTTCTTCGTAGTTGCTCTGTCATACGCTTCAAACCTCTTTGCGGCTTCCTTGAGTTTCATTTCTTGGCTTGCGCCCCGCGCATATTGGCGAGCAGGGAGGGGTATTTAGTACCCGTGGACTTGGCGAACCGCTTGGCGGCAGCCTTCTGGTTTGGGCTAAGAGCCTTGGGCTTGCCTAACTTCTTGGGTCTGGCCTTCTCGTAGACTTCCTTCATTTCTTCACCCTTTTAGGTAGTTTCTTCAGGCTAGACTGCCCTTCCTTGACCATCTTCTTGGCTACCTTCTGGGGGACACCCGTAGCCTTGGCGACCTTTGGGGACGCGGCTGCGGCGAACATTAGTTTGGCTTGCTGCTTAGAACGAAATGGCATTAGTCTTCCCCTTCTTCTTCCATGCTTTCCCAAGCGTCGCAGACGTTTTCCTTGGAGCATTTGAACTCGTAGACATCGCAGAAAACCTCATCTTTGCCGAGTCCACAGCCCTTTAACTTCATGCCGTACTCGCAGTTCCCGCACTTTTCTTCGCCCTCGCTAGGGCCGTATCTGGCGGTCAGGATGGCTTTTTGCTTGTTGCCCTTGTTGATGGTCTCGTCCTGCGTCGCAAGCGGACACTCGCCGCTTTCGTCCAGCAGACCGCCTTCCATCTCCTTGGACTCCCTTGGCTTCCCAAGTAGTCCAATCATTATTGTCGGCCCCTTCATTTCTTGGGGGCGTACTTGCCAGGTGCTTTTTTAGCGGGCTTGGCGGGCTTCATTGGCTTTTTTCCGTACATGGTTATCACCTTATAAGAAAACCCCCCCAGCTTTTGACTGAGGGGGTTTGAGGGCTTGAAGGAGT